TCATCATCATGAGATGTTTCATCAACTTCTTCATCATCAGAATCTTCATCAACTTCTTCATCAGAAGCTTCATCAACTTCTTCGTCGTCAATTTCATCTTCTAAAAGATTTTCATAAATTTCACGTGATTTCTCTACTACAATAGTATGGAAAAGATCTTCTGCTGCAACTTTGTCTCCGTTGACTAAGTGTTCAAGCATATCTTCGAATTTTTTTGTATCTGCCATTTTAATCTCCTATAAAGTGTTTACCTATGGTAAGGCTGTCAATTGTATTTACACAATACTGTAAAATACTGGGAGAAACAGGCTCAAAACGGCTAATTTTTAAAACTTTTACTTAATTTGTAAAAATTTTAATAAAATCAGTTATTTGCATAGTACTATAATTACTAAAAATATTTAGTTCTTCTGGATTATAATTATCTTGTGCTATAACTCGAATATAGTTTATTTTAGGATTTTCTCTAACAACGGTTACTGTTTGTTTAAGCCAATTGCCGTGATACGTTGCACCGTCTAATGATTTTTTATAATTTTCAGTATCTGCATATATGTTATTAAACTTATCTCCTGTATCTTTTCCTTTAAAATCAAAGCCTAGTATGAATACTTGTAAGGGAGAATGGCTGCTTGCAAGCCACAATGCTGTAGGACCACTACTCCATCCTTTACTAGGTTGAAAAAGATTAAGATGAGACATACTACTATATGCCTTGTTTGGATTAGTCCAAACTTGTGAATTTTTATATTGATATTTGTGTTTGTTAATTTCTAAAATCATTTTAACATCAACAGCTACTAAGTAGTCAGGATCAAATTCTCTGTACAGTGCATTACAGCCAAATATTTTTCCGTAAGGCTTTAAATTGTTAAGGTTGACAGGTTGCCTACTTAGGCCATTGCCCAAAACAAAGAATGTTTGACTATTATTGGATGATGTGTTAATTACTCTAGGTGTAATAACTTTAATAGATTTAGCTGCTCGTTTTTCAGCTTTTTCTATTTGTTTTTTTTCTTTTAATTTACGCCATTGGTCTTTTGTGTAATCAGCTTTGTTTAGTTTCGCCATTAATCTTAAACACCTGCTGCAGCCGCCTGTGCCGCTAGGCCGTACATTTGTCTTACAATGTCTAACTCTTTAGACTTTTCTGTTTTATGAAGTTCAGCACCTTTTCGAGCTCTGTTAATTTGCGATAATGTTAATCGAGTTTTTCTAGTATCGTCGGGTTCTACAATTGACTGATCAAATTCCGGGTCATAACGATTGTCCTCAATTGGATCAAGTGTTTGTTTGTCAAAATAAAATAATTCACGTAGTATCATACTATTATTTATGCCGTTGGGGGAGTTGGTGCTCCGGCGCCAGGCACCTCTCCTGTTACTGTGTCTGGTGGAGTGTCTGCGCCACCGTCTTCTGGTGATAGATCAGTATCAAGTATATCTTCTGCACCCTCAATATCAGCACTAATACCTGCACTACTAATTCCAACGCTTCTCATTTCACCGCTGGCATCGCCTACTGGTGCTGTTAAGTTTTCGTCATTTTCTTCTTTCCAAAGTCTTTCATTTTCTGCAATCTCTTCTTTAGATAGACCCAAGAAACGTTCTAGTGCAAATCTATTAGACACATAAGGTATAGCACTCATTTGTGTAAACGTTGGTACACGAGCATTATCTAATTCTGATTGCCTGTATGCTGCAAAATTTTGCGGTGGTTGAAATTTTAAATCAAACATTGACGTATCAATGTTTATTCCTTTGTCTAATAGATATAATTTAAATTCTTTATCAAATGTTTCTGTTACAAGTCCTTGTAACCGTTCGCAATATTTGTTAAATCTTAATTCTTGAATAAATGCTGTTCCGACTCTTCCGTCATTGTAAGAACTAGCTGCATCATCAGCCCCGGTTGGTAAGTAGCTGCTAGGGATTCGTAAACCACGTACGAGCTTATTAGTAAAATATCTAAGGTCATCAATTTCTCCAAGGTTAGTTCCACCTGGTAGTGTTTCAACTTTTGAACCACGTCCTTCAGCAGTTTGTGGAAAGAAATAATCTTCGTTAATTGATAACGGATTATAACTACTATCAATTACATTGGTGCCTCCGCCAGTTGCACTAGGAATACGTCTTTGATGTATTTCTGTTTTTACTCTCTCAACAAAGTTCATTGCTAAGTGACTTGGCATATTACCTACGTCAACGTAAAATACTCTACGTTCTGGAGCTCGTTGCACACGATAGATAATAATAGCATCTTCAAGTAATTCTTTTTGTTTGTATACTTTAAAAATTCCTTCAAGCAAACTGTTACCGAAAGGATAATTGTTATCTAAGCCCTCTGACAAACTTAAATGTATAATATGTTCAGCGTTAACAGCAATCTCGCCGTCACTTGTTTGATATCTTGACCCTGCTTGTGCTGGAGGTTGTCCAGCCATTCCTCTTGCGCCACCTGTTTGATATCCAGAACCACCACCAGTTATATTACCATTAGTAATATGAGGAGTAGTTGCTACCATATCAACAAAATTAAAATTCATATCTTTAATAATATATTGTTCAGGTACTTTGCCTTCACTTTCGTTTACAATAATACGTGTTAGTTTTGCAGGATCAACATGAAACCATTTTTTAGTTTCTGGATCTCTAATAAACAATGCATCGCCGTACTTAAATACGTTTCTTATTATTCTAAACATGCGAGTTTGAAAGTTTTGTAATTTACTCCATTGCCTTAAGTACTGTCCTAAGATAGTTACTTCACTATTAGTTGCACTTTTATTAAATTCAAATTTAAAGTTAGTAGTATTTTCTTTATTTTCTTGAGCACAAAATTCTGCAAGGATATCAAGTGCTGCACAAACTTCTGAATCGTTATCCATTGTGTTATATTGACCATACCTATCAACACGATTTGGACTACCTACATACACATCTGGAAGATATGAACTATAATTAGACTTAGCTGGTCCTGGTTGCGACCCTGAACTTCTATTACTAAATGGCGAGTAACTACCGCTCATGTTATCTTCTGTTGTTACTGGGGTAAAGTATTTTTTCCAACTCATTAGCTTAATCCTGCTCTACTAAATGCGTTACCTATTCCGCCCAAATTCTTTGTAACTTTAGTCATATTTTTCTGTTCTATTAATTGACTGCCAACTCCTGAAGCTGTTCTTTCCATTGCATCTCTCATACTTGTAAATATTTCAGGATCAAATCCTAAACGTGCTAATGCGCCATCACCGGAAGTTTGGGCACTTATTGCTTCCATTGCTTTAGAAATTTGTTTATTCATTTCTTCTGTTATGTTTCCTTGACCTTTATCTGCTCTTACTGTATTTATTGCAGCCTTACTGCTTACTGCACCGTTCCTGAGAGGAGAACTAAAGTCATCTACTTGCGCCATGCTTGGTTTGCCTAGTGCTGCAACGTTCCTCTGAGTAGAACTACTAAAGTCATCTACTTGCGCCATGCTTGCTTTTGGTGAAGCAGAAGGTGCTTTTGATGTAGGTGTTTTATTAGTAGCTTGAGAAACTGAAACCTTTTGACTTTGGCCACCAAATATTTTGTCAAATTTGCTCATTATGAGTGATTGATTTTTACTTAAAGATTTAATAGTTGCATCATACTGACCAGCTTCTTTTATAGGAACTACTGATTCCCAATTGTGTAGTTTAACTAATGATTCTTTGCCCCAATTTTCAGCAGTTGAGGCTAATGTTTGAAGTCCAGCCGCTGCACTATCAACACCTGGTGAACCGGTTCTTCTATCAGGAGCGTTAGATTCTGTACCAACTCCACCGCTTTTCTCTCGAGCTTTAGGAGTAGGCAATGAAAACTCTTTACTTGAGCCAGTTAACTTAGCTCCTTTGTTTAAGGCCTCTATTAATTTTTTAGTATTGTCTTCTGTTTGTGGACCGTCTCGAAGACTCTTAATATCTGCCTGTACTTTAGTAAGTTCTGCACCTTTTTCAGAATTTGGAGCTTTTAAAATAGCGGTTTGAATTTGTTTTAATAACTCGTTTGTATCATTAACTGGTGTAGCTGTCGACATGCCAGCTATTTTTTCATTTCCAAGAGTTATAAGGGAGCCAACGCCGTTACTTAGATCTTTAACCATTTCAACAGCATTAAAATCTGTCTTTATTTTCTGCATCAATGGACCAAGCGTATCGTTATAAAACTGCTCTGTAACTTTTTGAACTTTAACAGCTGCTTGAACCATTGCTTCTTGTCCTCGCAATGCTGCATCTAATACTTGTCTGTCACCCTTTACTTCTTCTCCAGGTTTTGCTTTGCCACCTTGAGAATCTTGTTCTTCCATAGCTTTAGCTCGTTGTTTAGCAAATGCTTGTTGTGTTTGATAATCAGTCCAATTTTCTCGTGATGCTTGCGCCATTATTCCTATTTGAGATTCGGAAGTTTTTGCATAAGAGTCTGCAAGTGCTGCTGTGACACTATTTGTGCCTCCTAACATTGCAAGTTCTTTATTTGCCAGCTTGTCTTTTGCAGCGGCTGCAGATAAAGTGCCTTGTAGTCTTTGATATTCTTTTTGGTTGCCTGCATCTTGTGCGGCTTTCATTTGGTCCATGACTGCCATAGAATTTCCAAATGCACCAGCTAACGCTGCTTGGTCACTGCTTGGGAATCCTTGGATCATCATATCTTTAAACAAATCACCAATACCACTAGCATCTGCTTCTGATGCTGCGTTCTTTAGAGCTTGTTGCATGCCTGCTTCCATGCCCATAGTTTTTGCTCTGAAGTTTCCTTCTCTTGCTAATCCAGCTTGTTGTTTCTTCAGTTCGTCATTACTTTTACCAGTTAGCTTTGATAGTAAATCTAAGTCCTTAGCATATGCTGCTGTTCGTTCTTGTATGTCTGATGCTGATGCTGCATCTTTACGTCCAGACATCATTGCCATGCGTTGCGTTTCTATCATGGCTTCGCCGATTTCTTCGTGTGTTAATCCAATATTTCTAAGTTGCATACCATATTGGTTATTGCTCTTAGCCATATTGCCTAACGAGTTTAGAAATGTTGTTGCGCCACCTTGAACAGTATCACCAAAGCCTGCTAATAACTCGCTGTTTGCTGAAACTAAACCGGTCATCTTGTCTATTGACAATCCTGCTCTTGTAGAAGCAGTTAACATAGCAGTAATACTGCCACCAAAATGTACGCCAGACTTAGTTAATTTCTGATATTGTCCAACTTGTTGTTCTATAACACCGGAAACAGCGGCAATTTTTTCACCAAACTTGCCAGTGCTTTTAGCAAATGCTGTAAATGTAGGAATACCTAAACCTAGTGAAGTTGAGGCTGCAGCTAGTTTTTGTGCTGCTTCGAGCGTTTTTTTAGACGCTGCATCATTATTTGGTTTTGGTGTGTCTGGTGATCCGTCGTTAGCCATACTATTCCTCAAATTGTTTTTAGCCACATATACAAATTATGCATTTTTTGACTACTAAATACTTGTACTAATTATACTATTTAGCAAGGAAAAAATATGGCATCACCATTAACAAAGTACCAAAGACAACCAAAACAATCTATTGACCTACCAAGTAAGGGTAAATGGTACGCCCCAGGTACTTTAGAGTCATTCACTGAGTTAGAAGTTTACAGTATGACAGCTAGTGACGAGATTGCAACAAAAACACCAGACACATTACTAAGTGGTAATGCAACTGCTAGTGTTATCAAAAATTGTATTCCTAGTATTAAGAATCCATGGGAAATTCCTATGACAGATGTTTATACTATATTAAGTGCAATACGTATGGCCAGCTACGGCGATAGCATTAGTGTTAATAATACATGTACTGAGTGTAGTGAAGAAAACAAATATGATGTTGATTTACAAAATATGATTGGTCATTTTAGTGGCGGAGTGTTTATTGATGAATTTGAGCTCGATAATGTTAAATTTACATTAAGACCATTAAATTATAAAGAACTTAATGAAATTAATAAATTTAACTTTAAATGTCAGAGGAAGTTAGTACAGTCTATTCCATTAATGGAAGATGAAGATGTACAAGCCGAAGCAACACAACAAGTGTACGATGAATTAAATAATTTAAAAGTTAGTACAGTATCTACATCAGTTGCAACAATTGAAATTAACGGTGAAGTAGAAAAAAATCAAAATGCTATTTCAGAATTTTTAAAATCTTCAGAAAGCAAATTTTATAATAAAGTTGAAGAAATGTTAATAGAAAATAATCTAGCGTTTGCTGTACCTACAACAAAAACAACATGTTCAACTTGTGGACACGAAGCAGATTTAAATATAGAAATGGACTATTCAAATTTTTTCGCACAAGGCTAATTACTACACCCGATTCTGATCTCACAGAATTAGCCAAAGACTTTGAAACCGAGATTAAAGGTATAAAACACGAAGTGTATCAATTATGTTGGTACATGCGTGGTGGCGTTGATTCTTGGGTTTTATTACACGATACTGATTTAGAAGATTTTGAAATTATGAATAAAATAGTATTATCTAATATTGAGAACGCTAAAACTACAGGTATGCCTGTTATTTAATCAATTCAAGCGGATCAGTCTTGTTTAGATCCAATGGCTTAGGGTTAGAGCTAAAATCATCTTGAGCATCAACTTTTTCTTCATCAGCTGTTGTTGCCATACCCATATACTTACTCATTAGTTCTTCATAATTTAGATCAAACCAAGTATCAGCTAGATATCCTGCAAACGTGGTTGCTTTAAAATTAAAAAATCTTCCTGAACCAGCTGTAAGTTCCATAAAATCTGCAATCTTATTAACTAAACTTTCTGCTAGTGTAGGATTAAACGCTGTGTATGCCATGCCGACTGTGGTAGCAGCTGATCCATATTTAATGGCTTTGCCAACTAGGCCAA